CAATGATATATAAATCATAAGCCGGAGGAAATAAATGGATAAAATCGCAGAAAAGCTCAAGGCGCTAGGCGTATCAGAAGAGGACTTGGCAACCGTCAAGGAATCTTTTGATGAAGCTGTTGACGCTAGAGTTAAAGCTGAAACCAATCTTATTTCCGAGAAAGCAGAAGAATACATCGCAAGAGAAGTCGACAAGAAGGTAGCCGAGAAGACTGCTGAACTAGAGACTCTCTCCGAGAAGTATCTCGAGATCAAGACTGCAACAATCGCTAAGAACGCTGCACTCAAGCTCGACGAACAGAAGAAAGAGATCGAAGATGCTTGCGCTAAGTACATCGACGAGAATTTCGAGAAGGCTTTCGCGGAAAAATACGAAAAGGAATTGGCTACGATGGAAGAGTCTATCCTCGCGCAGCTTGACGACTATCTTGACTATGCTATCAACGAGAACATCTCTCCTGATCTCATCAAGAATGCAGCTGTCAACGAGACTTTCTCACCCATCATCAAGGGAATCCAGAACCTCTATCAAGAACAGTTTGTTCCTCTCAACACATCTGGCCAGAAGAAGCTCAAGGAAGCTCAGGCACACGCTGCCGAACTCGAAGAGACTCTCGCTGCTCAGATCCAAGAGAACATGAACCTCACTAACATGTCTGAGAAGTACGCTAAGCGCGCTCTCATCGCAGAGAAGGTCTCCGATCTATCAGCTGCTGACAGAGCTAACGTGAGAAAGTTCTTCGCTGAGAAGTCTTTCGCTACTACGAAGGCAGACATCGATTCTTACTGCAACATGCTCAAGGAGTCTGCAAAGAGAATCGAAGAGGCAAGAGAACAGGCCATTCGTGAGAGCAAGGTTCAGATGACTGCTCCGAAGAGCATCGTCGCGGAATCCACGAGACCAAGACCTAAGTCTTTCGTGAAGTCCTATTCTGAGGACAACACTCCAGACTTCGTAAACGAACGTATCAAATCACACAAAGAGTCCAGACGCTTGGACGAAAGCAGCGACGAGTACCTCACCTCAGTGGCTAAGTACTGCGAGCTGTAAGGAATAAGAATTTTCAAGGAGTAAAAGAGAATGAAAATCCTAAATTCACAGAAGACAATCACTGAGGCATGGAGCGAAAAGCCAAATGCACTCTCTGTTGCATCTATTCAGGACAAGTATATTCGTGCTAACACTGCAAAGTTGCTTGAAAACCAGGACCGCTGGGTCAAGAAGGGCATGAGACTTGACGAAGACTTCAGCATGGGCGTTGCTGGTGCTACTGGTCTCAACCAGGGCATTCCGCATGGTGGCCCGGGTAAGGGCGTTCTTCCGAACATCTCTATGGCTATCGTCCGTAGAGCATTCCCGGAAATGTTCGCAAACGTACTCGTCGGTGTTCAGCCGATGGCTGGTCCGGTGTCTCTAGCCTGCGCAGTCCGCAGAATCTACAAGACCTCTAACCCACAAGAAATCATCGAAGCAGCTTGGAAGCACGTCGCTCGCTTCTCTGGCTTCACTGGCTCTACTGCTAACACCCAGGGCGCTCCGGACGCAGGTACCGCAGTCGAGACTGAAGCTGCAGAACGCTGGAAGCTCGGCGGAGACGCTAACAAGTTTGAGAAGTGGCCGGAACTCGGACTCATGCTCGCTACGCAGGTCGTGGCAGCTAAGACCCGTAAGGTTGGATCTAGCTTCTCTATCGAGTCTGCTCAGGACATCGAGTCTATGCAGCACCTCGACATGATGAGCGAGATGATCAAGACCTGTCAGGAAGAGCTCGTTCAGGAAATCGACCGTGAGACTATCGCTCACTGTAAGGCACTCTGCACCCCGAAGACCTACAAGTTCGCACAGGGAACTCCGGATTCTACGGTTGGCGCAAATGCTTCTAACCAGGGCGGATTCGGTGACGGTTGGAATGGCCGTTGGTCTCAGGAAAGACTCGCAAACATCGTCGCTAAGCTCATTGGCGCTTCGAACAACATCCGTACCAGCACTCGTACCAGCTCTGGTAACATTGCTGTAGTAAGCCCGGATATCGCTACTGCTCTGCAGATCGCGGCTCCGAACTTCAGCAAGATCGTTACCAACGTCAACGGTAGCTCTGCAACCGCAGCTGCAGGTACTCTAAACGGAAACATCAAGGTCTTCATCGACAACAACGCTGTTGACCCGATGACCGGTATCGATAACGGTGAAGCACTCATCGCATACAAGGGCGAAGGCCTCTCTAACTGCGGTGTGGTATACTGCCCGTACATCACCAGCTTGACACTTCAGGCTACTGATCCTCGCGACTTCTCTCCGAGAGTTGGCGTGATGAGCAGATACGCCTTCGCCGACAACATGCTCGGCGCTGAGAACTACTACAGACTTCTCAGATTCGAAGGACTTGCTGCTAAGGTTGGTTTCGATACTAACGACGAAGGCACTTGGTAATCAGAGTGAAATTTAACACAAAAGGAGAATTTTGACAATGTACAAACTACCTTCTAAGTCACAGTATCACATTGGTAACGACCACGCTATCCCAGATAGCGCATTCGTCGCCAGCAGCTACATCGATGGCATCTACACCCAGTTCAGCCCGGATAACGCTCCGCACGGATGGCTAGATGTTCAGGACACGTTCAAGCTCAACCTCCCGCAGTCTGCATGGGTTGGAAATCCGGACGATCCTCGCTACTCGGCATCGAGCGGCATGGTCACTTCCGCACTCTACACCAGCGGCTACGACAAGGCTACTTCGGACATCGTCCACAAGCAGTTCCCGAAGATCGAGACTTCTGGTCGTTCCGAGTACGTCGGAATCGATCAGGGCGACAGCCACTTGGCTTAATCGACAAGCTGACC